AAGCAGTACAACACAGAGGAATTGGCAAAGGAAGTTAAGGAACAGGCACAGAATGGCGGTAACTTCACCCCTGTTCCATATGGCAGCTATGAAGTGTCAGTGACCAAGATGGAATTGACTGAATCCAAGGCACATGACCCCATGGTTACAATTTGGTTCAAGGTTCTGAATGGCGAACACAAGGGCAGCTTGATTTTCTACAACCAGGTAATCACACAGGCTTTCCAAATCCATCTTGTCAATGAGTTGTTAAGAGCAATGGACACAGACCTTGACATTGAGTTTGTAACATACAAGCAGTATGCACAGCTTCTGATGGATGTTCATGAAGCTATTGATGGCAACCTTGAATTTGGTTTGGACTATACCGAAGGAAAGAAAGGTTTCCCCAAATTTGAAATCACTGATGTGTTTGAAGTTGAATAAGTAAGCACAGGGTGTGAGTGCTTAAAAATTTTTAAGCACTCACATTTTACCCTGGACTTCCCCATTATTAGTATAACCAACAGCTTATAAACTTATACAGAAAGGATGTGAATGAAAATGCTGTTTTATGACTTTGAAGTTTTCAGTCAGGATTGGTTGGTGGTCATCCTGGATGTAACAAACAGAAAAGAACATGTAATCATCAATGACCCTGATGAACTTGAAAGAGTGTACAAGGAAAATGTCAATGACATTTGGGTTGGCTATAACAGCAGACATTATGACCAATACATCCTGAAAGGTATCCTTTGCGGATTTGACCCGAAGAAAATCAGCGATTACATCATTGTAAAAGGAAATCCTGGTTGGAAGTTTTCTTCCTTACTGAACAAAGTTCCACTGATAAATTATGATGTGATGCTGTCAACAGACAGGGGTCTGAAATCCTTTGAAGGGTTCATGGGTAACAACATCAAGGAAAGTTCAGTTCCTTTTGATATAGATAGAAAGCTGACACAGGAAGAACTTGATGAAACAATTAAGTATTGCAGACATGATGTAGAACAGACCATTGAAGTGTTCTTGAAAAGAAGTGAAGAATTTGATGCTACCAGGGAACTTATAAAAATATTCAATCTTCCCATTACTTCATACAGCAAGACCAAAGCACAACTTGTGTGTGAAATATGCGGTGGTATGGGCAAAAAGTTTGATGACAATGAATTTGACTTCCCAATTGTTCCATGTGTACAAGAACATTTGAAAAAATACAGATATGTGCTTGACTGGTACAAGAACCCTGAAAATCATGATTACAGCAAAAGCCTTGAAACAATAGTTGCAGGTGTTCTCCATACCTTTGCCTGGGGTGGTATCCATGGGGCAAAAAAACAGAATACTGAATCAGGGGTGCTGCTGAACATGGATGTTACTGCTTACTACCCTTCTATTCAGATTCAATATAAATTCGGTTACAGAAACATGTCAAAGCCTGAAAACTTTGAATTGATTCACAGGGAAAACTTGCGATACAAAGCCGAAGGAAACAAAAAAGCAAGGTTACCTTTTAAGATTGCAGATAACAGCATGAGTGGTCAGCTTAAAGATAAGAACAGCAAATTGTATGACCCTATGATGAACAATGCTGTTTGCGTGAATGGTCAGCTTATGCTGCTGCTTTTGATTGAAATGATTGAACCACATGCACAGCTTGTTCAAAGCAACACAGATGGTCTTTTGGTGAAGCTGAAAACTATTGATGACTTTGACCTGATGGATGACATTGTTTATGAATGGGAATGCCTGACTGGAATGAAGATGGAATTTGAACTATTCAACAAGGTGTTCCAAAAGGATGTGAACAATTACATCTTGATTGGTGATGATGGAAAAATCAAGTCCAAAGGTGGTTATGTAAAAAAGCTTTCTGACCTGGACTATGACCTTCCAATTGTCAATAAAGCACTTATCAATTACATGGTACATGGGATATCGGTTGAAGATACAATCCTTCCATGTGATGACCTGAAAGAATTTCAGATGGTAACAAAGATTTCAAATAAGTACAAGCACATTGTTCATGGAAATCAAATCTTGAAGGAAAAGTGCATCAGGATCTTTGCATCCAAAGCACCTTCTGATGCAGGAGTATTCAAGGTTAGTGTTCGGACAGGCAAGCCTGAAAAAATATCAAATTCGCCTGAACACTGCTTCATATACAATGATGAAGTAAACGGAAAGGCAGCACCTGAAAAACTTGACAAGCTTTGGTATATCAAGTTTGCAAAGAAAAGGCTTGCTGATTTTGGGGTGGTGTGATGGAAAAATATAAAAACAGAAAGGAAGAGATGGAACTTGTTTTTCAAAGGCTATGTGGAAACCAAAAATAAAAAGTGCATTGAGAAGTTCAAGAACAGAACTGATTTCAAAACCTATAATCAAGTGAAGTCACTTCCTGAATTTGCAGGTATTTTGGATACTGACACTATTCTGATTGATGTTGATGACTTTGAACAAAGTGAACTGTTGTTTCAAATAGTCAAAGACCATCAGTTGAAGTGCAGAGTTTATGAAACCACAAGGGGTAAACACTTCTTGTTTAAGAATACAACTGTTGACACCAACAGAACCAAAGCGAATCTTGCAATTGGTTTGGTTGCTGACATCAAGCTTGGTAAAAAGAATTCATATTCAGTCTTAAAGTTCAACAATAAAGAAAGAAAAATACTTTATGACCAAGCTGACAATGAAGAAGCACAAGACCTTCCAAAGTGGCTGCTGCCTGTGAAAACAACAATGGAATTCCTGAACCTTGAACCAGGTGACGGAAGAAACCAGTCCTTGTTCAATTACATACTGACATTACAAAGCAATGATTTCAGTGTGGAAGAATCAAGGGAATGCATCAGGCTTATAAACAAATACATTCTAAAAGTTCCATTATCAGATGATGAATTAGAAGTGATACTGCGTGATGATGCTTTCAAGAAACCAGTGTTTTTCAAAGGTACAACCTTCCTTTTTGATAAATTTGCAACTTATTTGAAAAACAACCATCACATTATCAGGATAAACAACCAATTGCATCTTTACAGGGATGGGGTTTATATCAGCGGATACATGGAAATTGAATCTGAAATGATTAAACATATCCCCCAACTCAACAGGGCAAAAAGGGCAGAAGTTTTGGCATACCTGGAAATTATGATTCGTGAAAACACCCCTGCATCCCCTGCCCACATGATTGCTTTCAGAAATGGAATCCTGAATATGAAAGACGGAAGCTTCACAGCATTTTCCCCTGAACATGTAATCACCAACAGAATTGAATGGGATTACAACCCCCATGCTTATTGCGAACTTACAGACAAAACCCTTGACAAAATTGCTTGCAATGACCCGAATATCAGAGCATTACTTGAAGAAGCAGCAGGGTTCTGTTTGTTCAGAAGAAATGAACTGGGCAAAGCTTTCATTCTGACTGGTACAGGAAGCAACGGAAAATCAACTTATCTGAACATGTTGAAGCACATGCTTGGAAAACAAAATGTTTCATCCCTGGACTTGAAAAAGCTTGGTGACAGATTCAGCACAGTGATGCTATTCGGGAAGCTTGCCAATATAGGTGATGACATATCAGATGAATTCATCATGGATACTTCAATCTTCAAGAAAATAGTCACTGGTGAAACCATTGATGCTGAACAAAAAGGTCAACCAAAATTTGAATTTGAACCTTATGTGAAGTTGTTCTTTTCTGCAAACAACATTCCAAGAATGGGCAAAGGCAGGGATTCCGCTGCAATATTAAGGCGGTTGGTCATCATCCCCTTTGATGCAAAATTCAGTTCAGATGACCCTGACTATAACCCACATATTGGTGATATGCTGCGGTCACAGGAATCAATGGAATATCTGATTCAACTTGGTTTGAAAGGTTTGAAAAGAGTTCTTAAAACCAAGAAGTTCAGCGAATCAGAAAAAGTTCAAAAAGAACTTGAAGAATATGAAGAAAGTAACAACCCAATTCTTGGTTTCATCAGGGAAGTTGAAATGGATGATGAATTCAAGATTGAGAATGAACCAACAAAGGATGTTTACAAGAGATACCAAGAATATTGCTTGGCAAATAATCTGCAACCTATGTCAAACATTGAATTTTCAAAGCAAATCAACAGAATTTTGAACATGCAAGTTGTTGTTAAAAGGATTGGAAACAAGACCCACAGATTATTTGTTCCAAGGTAAAAGAAAGGGTGGTGTAAGTGGATACATGTGTAATGTGCGGTGAATATGTTCCAGAGGGAAGGCAGGTTTGCATCAGTTGTGAAAAAGCACCTTCCATCAAAGACAGTGGGAACAGAAGGAAGTTTGAAAGTGGTGCAGTCAGAGATATTCAGGAAGGCAAAGGAAGGTGTGACCTTCTTCCCCTGGGTGTAGTGGCTGACTTGATGGGGTTAAAAGAGTTAATGCGGATTCATGAGTTCAAAAGCACAGGTGATGTCATCCCCCTATTTGATGCACTAAAAGAATTTTCGAGCATCTATATGACCAAAGATGAAAATGGCAAAATCACTGAATATGACAGCAAGGAAAAAGAACTTTCTGACATGATGCTTGAAGTGTCCATCCACTTTGAAGAAGGTGCAAAGAAGTATGGTGACAACAACTGGCGAAAAGGCATTCCTGCGTATTGTTACATTGATTCAGCGGTCAGGCATTATCTGAAATGGATTCGTGGTGACAATGATGAACCACATGACAGGGCATTTGCTTGG